GAGAAGAAGTATTTATAAAAGATCATGGTAAAGAAGCATTAACTGCTGTAACAGGTGGTGTGGTTCTTAATAGAGTTATGGATGAAGAAGAAGATCCATCTATAACACAAAGTGTTGGAGTAGGGCCTGAAGGTTTAGTAATAGGTGGTGAGCCAAAAGAAACATTACCCACACCTCCACCATTCATTACGCCTGAAGCTGAAAAGACAGACACAAAATTAGAAACACCTATTGATCAAGGTATAAAGAGTGAACCTCTTATTACACCTGAACCAAAAAAAGTAGATACAACTTTAACTACACCAGTTGCGGATACACCTAAGAAAGAAGATTTTATTCTTACAAAAGAAAAAGCTAAGACAGGTGCTTTAACAGATGTAGAAGTACAAACTGCAAAATCTTTAAAGGGAGAACAGCCTGATTATTATTCTAAAGTAGTAAAGGGTATGGATGACTTTAAACAACCTATAGCTAGTAAAGAACAAGTAAAAAATTATATAAAAAATTTAAAAGCAACAGAAGCTGAAACTATTTATCTTGGTATTGATAATTTAATAGATAGTTATAAAGGTGATAAAGTTGATATAACAAAATTTAAAAAGGCATTAGCTAAAAGAGATATATCATCTACTATAGTAGCTAATGAAATACCTAAAGATTTAAGTATATCAGGAGTGTCGGGTGATAGAACTCATTATGATCACCCTAGTTTACCAGGAAAAAAAGAAGATAAAAGTATTTTGTTAATAAAATTTGATAGGCCGCCTGGAGAACAAAAGTATTTCCCACCAGGAGGTCATTTTAACCCAGTAATTAGTGCAGATACTATAGCACATGTAAGAGGTCAAATGGGTTATGATTTACAAGTATTTGGCCCTGACGATACGTTTACAAAAGAAGAGATAGAAGCACAAAAAAAATTAAATAATACTTTTATAATAGATGAAATACAATCTGATTATTTACAAGATCAAAGAAAAAATGGATTTGTAAGTGATTATAAAATTTTAGTTGGTGATGAACTTATAGATTTTTTAAATGAAAATAATATTAAATATATAAGGGACAGTAGGGAAAACACAAACGTTGTTATATTTGAACAAAAAGGTTTAATGAAATTTGGTGACACACTACGGGTTACTGATGAAGGTGTTATAACAACAAGAGAAGTACCATTAGACAGTAAATATACACATATAATTTTTAAAAATAATTTTTTACAAAGTGTAGGTAAACGAAATTTCAATGATGAATATCAAAATAAATATGCAAATGATTTTGATTTAAAATTATATAGTGATACTCGAGCAAGATCTCCTCAAACTGTGAAGGAAAGAACTAAACAGTACATAAAAAATGCTTATAAACCTGTACCAAATTTACCCATAGTTAAAACAGAAAAATGGGTTGATCTTAGTATTGATGCTGCAATTAAAAAAGCTATATCTGAAGGTGCTGATAGCATTGGATTTGTAAGTGGTAATGTTCATACTAATCGATATGAACATGGAATGGGCTCAGAAGAGCAGCAAGGTTTAAATTATTTTTATGATAATATTGTCAAAAAAAGATTTGAAAAAATTGCAAAACAATATGGTGTAGAAATAGAAGAAGTATTTTTAAAAAGCACACAATTTCAAAAATTAGGTGAGCAATATCAATATGCAGAAACTAATGAAAATGCTGTATTAACAAAATTAACTGCTAAAGAGTTTTTAGATAAACTTAATTATTATACTGAAAACGATGTTGAACTGCCTGACTATTTTAATATGGTTATAGGTGTTCCTGATGAAACTCTAGCATCAACTCAGGAAGAAGCAGAAATGTCAGGTGCTTTAAAAAGTCAATTTTTAAATCAAAGACAAATAACAGAGCAATTAATAATGCAAGCGGGTATTACAAGAACACTAGATAAAGACATTGCAGAAAAAGGTACATATGGGCCTGAGTCAGAATACTTAGTTTGGACAATTAATAACGGTAAAGATATTTATTTGAATTTACCTGCTATACAAGTTAAATTATCTAACTACGCTAAAACAGGACCACTGGGATTTGCAGATGATGGATTAAGAGATGTAGCAATAAAGGGATTAGTTGTAAATAATGAAAGTTCTAAATACATAAATGATTATGATGCTGTATTAATTAATGAAGAAATAGAGGACACTGCACGAAATGAAACTATTTACAAAATGCCTTTACCAAAAGAATTGCAAAAAGAAATATTAAGCAAGCCCAAGAAAATGTCAAAATTACAGGGGCAATCAAATAGACTTTTTGCATAAAAAAAGGGAAGCCTAAATTAATAGACTTCCCTCGCAGGCAACACGAAGACCGCTTGACTTTTTAGTCAGGTGGTCTTTTTTTTTGGTCGTAATATTTGTGTTGATATAAACTTCTATCAGCCCAACGTTTACGCCAAAACCAGTTACTTAATGAACTAGCATAACCTTCTAATTTATTCATAACATAGTTATGCCAAAAGTAATATCTAAACTTTTTGTATAAGTTGTTTAATATCATCTTGTAATTTTCTTCCTACAGCATTTGCATGATTGATTACAGCAGCACATAGATTACCATGATAAGGATAACCTTTAAGTGCATCTCTTACTTTAGCTACAGGTTTGCCACCATAATCAATTACTATTGCATTGTCTCTATTAAGACCTATTTTTAATTCAAATAATATACCAGTGTATTTATCAATATTATTTTTTTCCGCCATCTCTACCCTCCACATTAGACTGTGGAGTTAGTGTAGATAAACTTGTCATAAGTTGTACCACTTCTCCATAAGGTCTTGTCATTAAATATCTCATAATATCCATGAGTTGTTTAGAACTTATATTATAAGTTCTTGGGGTAGTCTGTTGTTTTTGCTCTTCTTTCTTTTCCATCTATCCTCCTGTTAAAATGGTATGTTATCATAATCAAAATGCTTTTCAAGTGTATCTAAATTTTCTTGTGCATTTGATATTTTTGTTAGTAATTTATCCATCTCTTCTATATGTTGTGGATGTTCTCCAATACCTACAGAATTATCAAGATATATTTCCATTGTTGCTTTTGCACCTGCTATTTCAGCTTCATACTTTCTAGCTAATGCTTTTACTAGATTTGATCGTACCCTACTCATTCTGCACCTCTAAATGCATAGTACTTATCTTCTATTAAATCTTCATCTAATAAATAAGGATTATCTCTACCCTTTTTATTAAACTCTGTTCTTAAATCTCTTATAGTTTGATTTAGTGTTCTACCTTGATTAAGGCTAGCACAAACTAAATCATCTACTTCTATTAGTGCTTGTTTTACTGCTCCCATTTTTTGCCTCCTGTAGTTTTTTATTTAATTTATTTAATTTATTCTGTGTATATATCATAACTTCTTGTAGTGCTATGATCTTACCATACAGAGCCATTTGTTCACCGTGTGTCATTTGACCTCCTTTATTAGTCTATTTAAATACCATTGTGCTTTTTGTAAATCCTCTAATGGTTCACCTTTAAATTTATATCTAGAAACATACTTCAAAACATTTCCTTTTAGATATCCATGATACTCATCATCCGTCATACAATCTTGTATTACATCAATAGTTTCTTTTTTTCCATACTTATAATGTGCAGGTGAATTAACATTATCATGATGGTCTAAATCAGATTTAAAGTCTACCATATTCTCTCCTTATTGCATTGTAGTCAATTGTTTCCATATTATAAGAACCATTAACAACTTCTCTTTTAACTACAATACCACTCCACCACATATGCTGTGTATCTCTAGCAAAATGTTCTTTATGATTTAAGTAACATCCTGCAGATAAAGCATGCAATTTTTTACCGTTTGGTAAAGTAGATGTAGCATAATCTAATAAATGACTATGCCCTACTGTAGCAGATACTTTGTGTTTTGTCAATAGAGTTCTAGCTATATTTTCTCCTGATATTGCACTACCAAGTATACCTGATGGAAAGTGATGAGCATAATATACACCATTTAAAACTTTATTTTGTTTATAGGGAACTTCTTGCCATCCGTATTGTTTAAAGTTTAAATCACTAATTTTTAGTGTACCATCTAGTTCAGGATTCTCATCTACAAATCTATCTATTCTATCTTCATGATTACCATGTAACATAATCTTTCTAGCTTTGTGTTTACCTAAACCTTTATTAAATAAAGATAATGCTTCATGTGAATGCTCCATATCTTTTTGATATCTTCTACCTTCAAATGATTTTTTCTTTTTATCATACGAAGATAAAGAATCCATACTACAGAAATCACCCATACAGATAATATGTGTAGCTCTTACATCTGCGGCTAGCCTACCTGCCCACAGAAATCTTTCATTGCTTGCTTTAGGTGTGCAATGGGGGTCACCTATTACAACATGCGTTGCCATTAATTTAACTCCTTATCACGTTTCTGTTTTAAAAATTCAAGAAAATCAATAACATTATCTTCATCATCAAACTCTGCTATAGAATTAATACTAAGATCTTTATCATTGTTTTTCCTGTCATCAGCAAACCCACGTAATCCCCATAGAAACGTAGAATGTGGATCTGTGGTTGCCATTTTTATCATGCCTCTTGCTATTGTAGAACATAATTCATATTCTTCTGTGGTCATTTTAGATTGATTATCCATTATTATACCACATGTAAAACCTTTTTCCCAAGGTGTAATTAAAACTTTTATAGAATCTTTTATAGTAGCTTTTGGTACTTTTTTATATGCCATTATATTTTAAAATATTTATGATCATAAGGTACAACTTTCCACTCAATAGATTTTTTAAATTTATTTCTTTTTGCATAATCAATTGCTTCTTTTTCTGAGTCCCATATTTCA